CTCAACGCGACGGCTACGTGGACGCTGACGGTCACGGGCACGGCCGTGGCAAGTGGTGCGGGAGATGTTGAATACAGCGACGCGAGCGGTGGCACCGCGATAACGGCAACGTCGTGGACAGACAGCTTGAACAACACTAACTGGACGTTTGGTGGTGGTGTGACTCTACCAGCGCTGGATGAAGGCATGCTTATAGGCGGTCTACAGCCGCTATCCGGAGGATTAGCGTAATGGCTGATTTTGGTGTGAACGCTGGCGACACAAACGTAACAATCTACGTGCGGCTACGTGATTCAACTACGGGGCTAGCCAAAACTGGTCTGGTCTTCAATTCTGCGGGTGTGGTGTGCTCCTATGTGCTCCCAGCGGCTGCTCGGGCGGCTATCGTACTAGTAACTCAGACCGTTACCGGCGCTCATTCAGACGGTGGGTTTGTAGAGGTAGATGCGACGAATTGCAAGGGCCTCTACCGACTCGACCTACCAGATGCAGCAGTGGCATCCGGAGCGTTCACACTAATCTCAATTGAGTTCGACGGGATCATCGAGGAAACAGTTGAGATACCGCTCGGACCTAGGGATTCTAACCTGACTCAGATAGGTGGGGTAGCTCAGTCTGCAACCGACCTCAAAGACTTTGCCGACGCAGGCTACGATCCGGCTACAAGCAAGGTACAGGGCGTCGTACTAGTGGACACCACCACTACCAACACTGACATGGTGGGTACCGATAGTGCTGCTCTAGCAAGCGTCTGTACCGAAGCTAGGCTCGCCGAGCTGGACGCCGCTAACCTACCAGCTGACGTAGACGCGATCCTAGTAGACACCGGAACCACCCTTGAAGCCCACATGACAGATATCAAGGGTACAGCGTTTGTTAAGGATACCCACAGCCTCATCAATATAGAAGGATACGTCGATCTGATTGACGATGGTACCAGTGGCCTAGCGAAGATTGCTACCGACGTTGCGGCAGCGTTGGTTGATACTAACTCTCTCAATGATACTAAGATTCCCCAAACGTTGAACCTAACAGCCCTAGGTAACATCGGTATTGATTGGGCTAACATCGAGAACCCTACGTCGATTGTAGACCTTTCCGCCACAGACATACAACTCTGTGATACGGTCACTACCTACACCGGTAATACCGTTCAAACTGGGGACTCATTCGCACGTATTGGTGCAGCTGGGGCAAGCCTAACAGACCTGGGTGGTATGTCTACTGCGATGAAGGCAGAGGTATTGTCTGAAGTTAACAGTGCTTTGGATACAGCAATCTCGGAACTAGGTGTAGCGGCTCCATCGTCTACGCCGACGATACGGACTGCACTGATGCTGCTCTATATGGCCCTCCGTAACAAAACGGTGGTACAGACGTCGGGTACAGATGCGCTGGAGATCTACAACAACGCCGGTACTAAGATAGCTGCCAAGCTTCTTACAGATGATGGATCAGATTACACCGAGGCGCAAATGGCCTAACGATGGCGATAGATACCAAAGAAAAACGCGCTGCGATATTCGGGGTAGGCCGCCCTTGGATGCGGGACAAGCTACCTATAGCCACCCCAGACGAAGAGTGGCGCATAGCATCAGGCAACGCATACGGCGGTAACGCACTAGGGGTAACTACCTACGTTACTACCGCAGCAGGTAACTGGAGCAATACAGGCAACTGGACACCTACGCCCCCAGCCGGCGGCCCTGGCAATGGTAGCAAGGCAAGCCTGGGCCATTCGATGACAGTAGATGCTAACACAACGATAGGAACATACGTCACTGCTGGTACCGATGCCATCACAATCGACCAAACAGCGGGCGGAAAGATAACTATTGCCACAAATGTCACACTTACAGTTCGTGGGGAGGTGTCGAATTCAACGCCGATTAACACAGCCGACGATCTTGTAACACTGGATGCCGGGGCTACGTGGGAATGGGATGTTCCAGACGGAGAGATATACAATTGTGCTCTTGGAACTGCTAATAGTCAAGCAGGGCGATTACAATTTGACGGGACAATTGGTAATCATTGCACTGTTACATCAACTACTACTGGTACAGGTAGGGGGCAATTCGTCGGGACATTTAGTAACAATAATCAATTTGACGCCACGTATACCGACTTTAGTTATCTTGGCAATTCGGCAAACCATGGGGTACGGACTGGGATTATTGGTCATGGGTTAGATGTAGACCACTGCACATTCGATAATTGTGGGTTCATAAGGTTCTACCGCCCTGGAGCAACTGTCGTATTTAATCTTACCAATACGACATTTACCAACCCACTCGGGTGGTTGTTGCTGTATTTTGATGGATACACTGCTCCAACTTCGGGATCGCGCACTATTTCTGGTTGTGTTTTTGATGGGGAGTGTGATCTATTTTCCCCTAGTGAACTAACTGTCACCAATTGCATTTTCTACGAGCAACCAATCCACACTAATGCTAACTGGGCATTATTTCAAAATAACTTTATTCGCAAGTCCACATCCACATTTACTAATTTCTTTGGGAGTGCTAAAGACTGCTACTTACTTTATGAGTGGGTTAGCGGCACTCCGTATGGTTGGATTTTCAACGCCGACCGCAGCCTAACGTTCGATGGGATTATTACGTTCGATGGGATTATTATTGACTCACAAACTACTTCAAATAACTGGAACATGTTCAATTTTAGCAACCCGGCAAATCCTCAGACATTTACTGTAACAGGTTGCTTGATGCTCCCTAACGCCGATGGGGACTGGGCGGGGGCATTTGTGAATGCAAACAATTCCGGTGCAAACGTTACAGTAGATGTAGAGCACTGCACGTTTATTACAGGTGGTTCAGGTAGCGCCGAAACTGGCATCAAGGTCGGAAACTACGCAGGGCACGCCGGACTATTTGGGTCGGTAAAATCAAACATCGGGTGGAACCCGTCCGCCGGCAATGGTTACATATTCTATCGGCCGGCAACTAGTACAGTACAAGACCTGGTATCTACGGCGGGGTGCGATTATAACTGCGGTCATAACCTCGCAGCCAACTACTTCGCTGAGACTGACCCACCCTCACTTTGGTCAAGCGGGACAGGCGGAGCAAACGATATTGATGTGAATCCCCAGTTTGTAGATTCGTCACGCAACCTTAAGACTTGGGACACGTCGTTAGGTGGTCCTGGTACAGTAGCTAACGCCATCACAGAATTGATGAAGCTAAACGACTCGGACTGGGATAGTAACTACAACTTCACTGCTCTAATGACCTATGTTCGCGATGGATTCAAGGTTCAAAACGTACAGTTAAAGGATGCCGGACACGACTCAGTTACGATAGGAGCTGCTGGTTACCAACAGTCCATAGCTCTTATCGACCGGGGATTAAGTAGAGGTATGGCTAGAGGGTACAGAGTAGGGATGGCTTAACATGCAAATAGAACACAAGAAAAACACGGCCTACTACCTCGTCTTCCCAATGGTGGACGCAGCTACCCCTGCCGCTTTCAAGACTGGGGTAACCCCGTCAGACGTAGGCTACTACAAAGATGGCGCAGGTGCTTGGGCGTCGCTCGCTATAACTGACACTGCTACAGAGATAGGTACGAGTGGTATCTATGAGATTGATCTAACCGCGGCGGAAATGAACCACGATCAAGTGCTGATCAAGTTCACCATAGCTGGCACATCGGGGCTAGCTGCTGATACCGCATTTCTACTCGACATGCGCACCGAGCTGGCGGAGGATCTAGGTAATGGGTCGGGTCAAGTATCACTACTTACCGCTACTCAAGCGAGCATAGACGCTGTAGAAACCGATACCAACAGCCTCAACGATACTAAGATACCTCAGACACTTAATCTAACCGCCTTGGGAAACATCGGCATAGATTGGGCGAATGTAGAAAATCCCACATCGGTTGTAGATTTGGCCGCTACGGATATTCAGCTCTGCGACACTATCACGACATACACTGGTAATACCAAGCAAACGGCGGATCACACAGCCAATATCTCTGCCATCCTTACTGACACCGGAACTACGCTAGACACTAAGCTGAACGATATTCAGGGGGCCACGTTCAGCAGTGCGACCGATAGTCTCGAATCTATCAGAGACCGGGGAGATGCAGCGTGGGTTACGGGGGCTGGCGGAGACGCCACTGCGGCTAACCAGACCACAATTATTAGCCACCTAACTGATGTTAAGGGCGCTACCTGGACCTCTACTGACACACTTGAGAACATCCGCAACGACACCGATGAACTACAAGTAGACTGGACAAACGGTGGCAGACTCGATCTTATCATAGACGCAATCTTAGTAGACACCAACTCTCTCAATGATACCAAGATACCACAGACACTGAACCTAACAGCGAGCGGCAACATTGGCATAGACTGGGCCAACGTAGAGAACCCGACCACAGCGTTAGACCTAGCCGGAACTGACATCCAACTTTGCGACACGATTACTACCTACACTGGCAATACCAAACAGACCGGTGATAACTACGCTCGCATAGGCGCCCCCGCAGGCGCAAGCGTGTCAGCAGATGTAGCGGCCATCAAGGCAGAGACGGCCCTTATCGTCGCTGACACTAACGAGCTACAAACCGATTGGACTAACGGGGGCCGCCTTGATCTATTGTTAGATGCAGCTGTCTGGGACCTAGCTGGGGTAGAGCCCTCCTCCGTCCCCGCACACACAGCGGCGCTCAAGGACAAACTAAATTTCATCTTTGCGGTGAACATCAACAAGATAACCGAAACCTCAGCGGTGTTTACGCTACGCAACGCAGCAGACGCGGCTAGCATTGGTACGGCATCCGTAGCTGATGATGGTACTACAACTACCAGGGGCGCTATGTCGTAACCGATGGCCGTAGACACCAAGACTAAACGACTAGCGATTATGAACCTTGGGCGGGGTACGCCCCTGACGCTACCTGTACCAGACAATTCAATAGATGCGTTTGATCGGGGCCATCTAGCTTGGCTCTATACCGGGCAAACGGCATTAGAGATAGGTTCTCTAATAGGGGCTGTTACCGTGACGGCAAGATTAGAAGGTAGCATATCATCATCGTCAAGGCTCATAGGAACAGCGAGGGTTAACTAACATGAGTATCACTCCGGTACTATTCATCAACGAAGATAACATGGTCAAGATCACCGGTCTCAAGGATGCAGAGACCGGGGACTATGTTAACGATGCTACAGGTACATTTGACGTACTTGACGAGGATGGTACTGCGGTTGCAGGGATGACTAACATAACCATCACCTACGTAGCCGGTAGCAACGGCGATTATGCCGGGTATCTGGACAAACTACTAGCCGCCGATCTGACTCAACTAGAAAGATATCAAGTGGCGATTACGATGGCGAGTGGTGCCAAGGACCTGTATCGGCGGATACCACTAAACGCGATCTACCACGGAGCGAACTAATGGTGCAGAAGAGTGTGATACTAGGTCTACCGAAAGTACTGCGGGCTCTAGAAAAGCTGGAGCACGAATCCAAGCGGAAGAACAACGGCAACGTCATAGTAGGATATTCAGCCAGCTACGCGGTACACGTCCATGAAGACATGAACGCCAAACACAACGAGGGACAAAAAGCAAAGTATCTGGAGCAACCTGCTAGAGAGATACAGGGGGAGCTAGGCACCATTATAAAGGGCGTGGTAAAGGGGGGTGGCTCAGTTATCCAGGGGTTACTAGTAGCCGGTCTACGATTACAACGGGAGAGCCAGAAGCTAGTCCCAGTAGATACAGGCAATCTTAAAGCAAGCGCGTTCACTGAGAAGGAATAGATGGCAGGGTCACTAGCCCACGCACCCGCAGATATCATACGCCAGCTGATGGTAGACCTGTCGTTAGGTACTGCTCCATCTGCTGCTGGTACGTGGCCAGTATACGTGGGTCAGGAGCCCAACACGCCGGACAAATGCCTTACCGTGTATGGTACTTCTTCTGTTCACCAGGGAAGAGTAATGGACAACGGGGAGGTACAAGAGCGGGTAGGGTTTCAGGTACGGATACGTGCTGCAAACTACGTAGATGCTGAAACTAAAGCCAGTGCAATAGCTATCTCATTCGACCAATCAATAGAACGTACGTCTGTAACTGTAGGAGCTAACGTCTACCGCGTGAATTCAATCAGCCGTACCAGTGGTCCGATAGACATAGGCAAGAACGTACCAGCTACCAAACGAGATATCTTTACTTACAACGCAACCGCTTCAATCAAACAAACCACGTAACTGTAACTAGTCTAATTGCTTCGACTTGTAACCCCTAGAGGAGGATACATACCATGACTTCTCGTACATCTCCCCCGGCTGGCACTAAGCTAGATGATGGCTTCTCAACACTGATTACTATCAGTGGTGATCCAGCCATCAAGTTCTGGGAGAAAACAGTAACTCCACCCGGCATCGAAGGTGGGGATCCAGTAGATACTACAACGATGCACAACATTACCTGGCGCACACTGTCACCGCCGGTACTACAGTCAATGACGGAGGTTACGCTAACCGCCGCGTATGATCCGGCAGTCTACTCTGAGATTGAGGCTGCGCTAAA